TCAGATATTTACACCTCAGCAATGTGTAGATAGCTTGACTAATCATTTGCTAGAACATGAAACACTTGAATTACGTGACAAGTACTTATTTTTCAAACGTTGTTAAAAAATATCTAGCTTAAATACTTTTTTTGGTATAAACCAATAGGATACTGATTGCCAATCTTTGCCCAACAAATAAGCTCTGTAAAAAGTTTTCAAATCGTTTATTTTATTTCTGTATTCATGTGGGTATATGGTTGTACTCATTATGCAAAAAATAAATACATGAAGTATATTTCCTGCAGGATGATGACCGAGTTGAAAACCTAAAAGTTTGGCTTCATCATTGACAGAGTAATCTATATCAAAATATTCATGAAGACTATCATGCAGCTCTGTGCACTCGCCGATTCCTGGCATCCAGTTTTCTAAGAATTGAATAAAAGGATCTACTTCCATTGTTTTGCCTAAGTGGTCGGTTATCACCGACTTAAAATACTAATGATCCACATTTTGACTCTTTTCATTTTAGTATAGTCTATAGAGTCAAAAAATATTGATGGAACACGATTTCTCAGAATTCAAAAATAAAGTTAAACATTTAAATAAATTTGATACCCACGGTGATTATCTTGATCAATTTACGTTTACACCTATTGTGAATTCAGAAAACGTTAATAGCCCTTCTCATTACACATCGGGGCGTATTGAAGCTATTGATATTATTGAAGACTGTATCAACGATGCACCTGACCCTGTTTATGGAATGCTTCAGGCTCAAGCATTAAAATACTTGCTTCGATTATGGCTAAAAAATAATCCAAAAGAAGATGCAGAAAAAGCACGTTGGTATCTCAATCGTCTTATTGAAAAACTATGACTATTGTTAAAGGTGATCCCTCATATCTAGATAATAAAGATAAATTTTTTATTGATGTTGCCAAACTCATTGAGCAAGGTTCAAATCACCCTTTCTATCCAGGCGGATGCGTAATTGTCAGAGATAGAGAAATTATTGGAGATGGGCGCAGCTGTTTGGCTCATTGCAGAGTTGAAATTGATTGCATTTCATATGCGATTGGAGTAGCATCTAAGCGTGGAACACCTCTAGCAGGAGCAACTGTATATTCAACAAGATGGCCTTTTAGTTCATCAGTTTTTCAGCTTCATTTGATGGGTATAAAAAAGATAATTGTTTTAGTACGCGGCGAATGGGAAGCACATTACAAGGAAGAATATAGAAGATCAGGCCGATTAGGTACTGAGCTTCAAATGAAAATTGTTCCTTATTATGAAGATGCTGATCAAAGATTTACTACTACTAAAAATTCAACTGTTGAAAACTTTTTAAATGGCAAACAGTTGTTAGGGAATTCGGCAAATCCTATTGAGCATAAAGATTTTAATATCGATGAATTATTAATTGATGACCATGAATCAAACTTTACTCTTTGACCTTGAATCTACAGGTTTACTTCGTCAAGGATCACAAATTCATTGCATTGTAGCCAGAGACATTGATGATCCAGATCAACCTCTGGTATTCGACTGTTGCAAAGATCAGACCGTTGAAATGGGCATCGAACGTCTAAAGAGAGCAGATGTACTAATAGGTCATAATATTATTGGATATGATGTACCTCTTATCAAAGAAAGATATGACTTTGAATTCGAAGGAGAGCTCATTGATACTCTTGTGTTGTCTCGTCTGTTTTATCCCCATATTCTTGACCGTGATTACGAGAGGCGTCCTACAGGCATGCCACAAAAACTGTATGGCAGACACTCACTAGAAGCCTGGGGCTATCGCCTGAGATGCTTTAAGGGTGATTTTGCAAAGCATGAAAGTGCTTGGGATGTTTATACTCCCGAAATGCTAGATTATTGCATTCAAGATACAGCTGTTACTTTAAAACTTTACGAACTCATGATGCGGAGGATGGAAGATTATGCTTGATTGTGTTGCATTAGAAATGCGTATGGCCAATATTATGGCTATGCAAGAAGCATCTGGATTTAAATTTGATCTTGATAACGCTGATAAGGTAAGAGACCGTCTTCGTAAAGAAGCAAGTGATATAGAAACTAAAATTTCCCAGCGCTACCGCCATGTGCCAGGCAAAGTGTTTACGCCAAAAAGACGTGACAAAAAGAATGGTTATCATTCGGGTTCACCTATGACGCGCCTGGAACAATTCAATCCAACCAGTAGACAGCACATAGCTTGGGCTCTGACAACGCATCGCAATGCTCGATTTACAAAAGTCACAGATACTGGCAAGCCGAAGGTTGATGAAGCGACTCTTTCTGAAATTAGAGACATTGCACTGCAGCAAAAAAATTTGGAGCTTCACACAGAATGCGACTGGTTTATCCGTTTATTGACAATTCAAAAATGGTTAGGCCAGCTTTCAGAAGGCTCCAACTCTTGGTTCAACACCATTGAGCAAGACGGCTGCATCCACCACTCCTGTTCTCTTGCTACTCAAACGGGCCGAAACGCGCATCGGGGTCCCAACCTCGGGCAGGTCGTGAGTGCACCCTGGGCACGTGAGCTGTTTGTACCTCATGCAGGTATGGTCATGGTTGGTAGTGACCTTGAAGGCCTAGAGCTACGCTGCTTAGGGCACTACCTCCACAGATTCGATGAGGGCTCGTTCGCTCGTGTTGTTGTGGAAGGAGATATTCACCAGCAAAATGCTGATCGGGTGGGTTGCAGCAGGTCAGAGGTGAAGACAATTTGCTATGCCTTTATCTATGGAGCTGGCGACCTGAAGCTCGGCCACAGCTTGCATCCTGAGTATTCAGATGCTCAGAAGAAGGCACTGGGTCAAGAGCTACGTCGTAAGTTCCTTGACGCTATTCCTGGCCTTGAGCCACTTGTAGAAGCTGTAAAGCAGAAGGTTCGAAGTACCGGCAAACTCAAAGGACTTGACGGCCGGCCTATTTTCTGTCGTGCAGAACATAGCTCACTGAACTTCTTGCTTCAGTCAGCCGGTGCAATTTTGAGCAAGCGGTGGGTTGTATGTACTCAAGACATGCTTGACGCAGCCGGGCTTACCTACAACGTCGACTACACACGTTGTGCATACGTACACGATGAGCAGCAGTTTTCTGTTGTTCCATCAGAAGCCCTTCAAGTTCAAGGCATATGTATTGCAGCTGCACCAAAAGCTGGTGAGTATTACAACTTCAAAGTTCCAATTGCTGCCGCTGCTATGAGTGGTGATAATTGGGCCAAAACTCATTGATATAATTAAAATGAACACTGAAACCCTTCTTCTCGAAGCAAACAAACTCGTCAACAATTTAGATTCCCTTTTATGGGATCTATCTATGGCAGGCGATCAGCAGAATTATGATCGGGTAGACAGAATTCATATCAAATCATTGAAAAGATATCAACGCAGGTATGACAAATGGAATACGGCTTGCTCAGCGACTCTAATGAACTAACCCAAGGACAGTCTTATGTAATTGATCCTGGTAAAGCTAGAGCTGATTTACAGCGATTAATGGCACCACAATCTCCGTTGGTCAACAGCTTTGGTGAAACAGAGGTGCAGGCATTCCAACTTAACCAACTTGTTAATCAAGAACGTATTCGAAGGGGTGAGCTACCAAAAACGATTGGGGTCCAGCTTTCTCCAGATGTATTTTATAAGCGTCAATGGAAAGACAATTTAGGTGACGGCACTTCGCCCGGTCATGAAGTTGAATTTATGAGTCTTAAAGATGTACCTATGAATGATTGGGATACACCTGATCCAAGATTTCATCCAGATTCATCTGTCACCGTACGGCATCTAGGTGACGTAGAAGATAACATCAGAAATTATCAGAAGTTATTTCCAGAATCCGTAATGCAGCTCTACCAGACACCTGGTGGCTACAGAGCGTTTGAGCTTGGAATGACATCTAATCCTGCTTCTTACGCAGCTGATGCAAAAAGAATGAATGTTGATCCCAACTATTGGAAGATCAATCGGATTAAAATGAAAACAGAAAATCTTGCTAATGATCCAGTAGGGTTCCGATCTCGCATTTCACATAAGCCTGGTCGTGTTGATTGGGTTGCTGCACCAATAGCGACCTTTGGTGAAGGTGTTGTTTTGCCAAGGTCCATTAATTTGGTATCAACTATGCATAATAAACCAATTCAACGAGAATATTTATCAAAAGGGGGTATGGCACCTGCTATGGAATTGTTAAAGGCCAACCTACCAACTGCATCACAAGCATTGCAGTCAGAACTACGTCGTAGATTTAAATTATGACTAGAGAAGAAGTTCAGGAAATGATCGATGATGCCATACGAAAACATAATCGTAATGCTGGAATTATCAGCATGCTTGTTGGTTGGGTTGTTCTTGCACTTTTTGCTGAGGGTCTTCTTCGACTTATTGGAGTAATTCCTCCTCTGTTTCCTTGGGCTGATATCCACCTAAACCTTGCAATATTACATTAATATAGATAAGTACATTTTTATATACCAATGGCTACATATAAAGTCATGATTGAATCGCAGGACGGTTCATTTGAATTTGACTGCGAAGATGATCAATATATTATTGA